TCGTTTCATCGTGTACGCCGTTGTGCTCACGTACCTGATTCGTCGCGATGCTCGCATCGTTGCTCTCGGTGCTCTTGTCATTGCCGCTCTTTATGTACTGTACACCATGAACATGATTCCAGACGGTAAGCGTGTCGTTTCGACTGGCCCAAAGGTGATGAGCGGTCTGCGCATGCCGACGCGCGACAACCCCATGGCAAATTACCTGCTCGGCGACGACCCAAGCTACGCGCAGCAGGCTCCGTGGTACCCTTCAATGAAGGAGGAGGTCCAGAACGAGTGGAAGTCGATTCACCCGTTCGAGCGTAAACGCGACGCTGAGCGCAACTTCTATACTACGGCAGTGACGACGTGGCCGAACGACCAGGCGGCTTTTACAAATGCTGCGTTCGGGAAACCATTCGCCCCCATGTGCCGCGACGACCCAGCATCATGCAACCCCGACGGTCCATATGCCCGCGGACCAGAGCGTGTCCAGATCCGTGGTGGTAACGGACGCTAGACAACGGGCTTCGCCCGTTGGATAAAAATATCAACTACAAGTAATAATGCCGAGCAGTGTGCTTCAGCCCGGCCTCCTCATGGTTGAGGATGGAATGTACTTTGGTCCCAAGAACACGAACTACGTCGACATTGTCATGACGGACGATGCTCTGCGTTCACAGACGACGTCCCGCAACAACAAGTACTACGCTGACAAGCCGTACGACTTCCCTGAGCTGTACATTGAAAAACCAGTGAACAAATTCATGTCGTGGGACCCGGCGAGCACGTACGCAATGTACCAGTCGGCGTCTTACGCGAAGCGTTACCCTACAGACAAGCAGTAAGTCCTTTCCGCCGCAGGTGGAAACTGGACAAGAGGCGCGGATCGCCTCTTGGACTCGCGGATAAAAAATAACATCTAAATAATAGATGGACCCCTTCAGTCTTGCCGCCGTTGTCGGTCTGGTATTTGCCGGAAAGAAACTCAGCGACGTCAAGGAGGAGCAGGCGGTGATGCCTTCACAGCCAGAACAGATTACTAAATTTGATCTCGTTCAGTACAAGTTTGCTCAGCAGGACCCACCCCTCGACCCACTGAATCTCGAGCCGAACACGGGACGTGGGTTTTCAGGAGGGTTCCGTCTTCCACCGAAAGATATTGCACCAAGTTTCGCGGACGTCGTACCTAATGGAACTCGTTTTCCATTCGGTCAGCCCGTGTATCAGACGGATGGAAGCCGTGAGCCGGTCACGAACAAGATGAACAATGTAACACCTGCAGACAAGAAATACGTCGGACGCGGCCTCGGTCTGTCACCGGACACACCAGCGTCAGGTGGTTTCCAGCAGTTTTTCCGTATTCTGCCCAACAACATGAACGAGGAGCGTCTGACGACTCTGTCCGGTACGTGGGGTGGTCCAGCCAATCCCGTCATCAAGAACGGTGGAACGACACTGGGTGCTATTTCTCACCCCGCCAAGCTGTCCAAGACGACGTCAAACTACCTGCCCATGCAGACTCGCGGTCAGGGGCAGGGTGGTGCCATCACGGCACCGGAAGGTCGTCCGGATTTCCAAAAGACACGCCGAACGACGAATCGCCAGGAGACGGGGCTTCGCAAGGATGGCCTCGAACTCGGCCCAGGACAGTACATGGTGGCAGAGGCGTACGGTTCCGCATACAACGACCCCATGAGGTGGTCGAAGAATCGCGTCAACCCCGACCGTGCCGGTAACGGCGGGCGCATGAATGTGCGCGCCGACCCCGTCGGTGCCGTCGGCGCCAATACAAACACGCGTCTCGAGGCGGGTGCGCTCCCAGTTCGTCCGGCCGACGCAAGCCGCGGGTCTCGCTACTTACCAAACCAGTATGACCGCCTGAACGTGTTCAAGGGTCAGAAGGATCCACGTACTGGAAATCTGAACCTGGCAAACAATGTTCTCAAGAGCAATCCATTTGCACATTCGTTCAGCGCCAAAGCTGAGACTGGGACTCCGCTCGTTCAGCCTGTAAATTAAATACCAAGAACACGTTGTCGCAGGCAGTACTTCCCGCCTTCGGCGGCAAGGAAATTTTAAGTTCACCTAGACTAAAGATGCAAATCTGGAAGTGGCTTCTTTTGTTCGGACTGTTGTTTTTGATTACATATGAACCATCACGGGGTGGGGGAAAGTTGATGAATTTTTTTACGAGTGACTCAGTAGGAGGGAATGGATTCCCCGAAAGACCAACCATGTCGGGAGAGGCACAAAAGTATAGCGATTCCGGTGACGACGATCAATAACAAGCAGTACATGCTTATTGTTCACGATCGTCGGTACCAGGAGTGGACGTTCGTCACAGGAGGGTGTCGACGTCGCGAAGTCATCAATCCCTTACGTTGTGCCGTTCGGGAACTCGAGGAGGAGACTCGAGGTACAATCAACCTGAAACGAGGTGCTTACTCGTATTTCCAATTTGCAACCAAGTACAAAGGTCCAGGAGATTCCGAAGCTGACATAGAGGATGATGTCACCAGCATTTATCATGTCTACGTAATCGATTTGCCAATGACGGCTCTTGAGCACACGTACATCGTTCGGCGATTCAACGAGGAGAAATCCAAGATGGAGAATCGCCAAACGTATTTTCGTAAAAACTATGACGAAAACGACAAGGTTGAATTTGACACACTCGAAGGAATCACAGCTCGTGGCAACCTCTGGGATATGATACGTACACATGTCATCACAAACCCAGATTTTCACACGGCTCTTTCCTCGACCCAGCGTACAAACTTTTATTTTCGATCCTAAATTAAGAATGAGTACTCCAATTCGATTTGAACGCTTGTTGAATTTCATGAATAAAAACAACCCCGCGTATAATGTCCAGCTCGCCCATCTCGAGAGTGTGATTAACAGAAGCAAACTACAGACACCAGGTGAGTACAGAAATTCATACAGGCGCATCAAAGCGTTGGTTGGACCCAACTATAATGCACGTGTCGCAAAAGGTCGCAACGCTATCATGAAAAGTGCCGCTACATTGATTCAGAAACACTGGCGTGGAACCAGTGTCCGCAAACCGAAACGTCTTGTGTTCTTGAATCCTAACGGAAATAGTGCATTTCTAGGAACGAGTTCTCTTCCTTCAATTTTGAAAAAGCTTCGCACTGCAAAGGTGAGAAGAAACAGAGCGGCGCGTTTCAATTGATGTAAGAAAATATACTTAAACATCAGAATGACCAAGTCAAAGCGTATGTTTGCCGAGATGCTCGTCCAGGCGCGAGGACACGGTGACGCCGACGAGATGGCAAAGACAATGTCTCTCGTCGATATCATCTATGAAATCAAAAAGGAGGAGTTGAAGAAGGCGGAGCCCGTTGTGGAGCCGGTGAAGGAGTCCCCGCCTCCGGTTGTTGAGGAGAAGAAGACGGAGCCGGAGCCCGTTGAGGAGCCGGAACCCATCGTGATCATGAAAATCAAAGACTTTTGGAGCCGCTTGACGCACGACTCGGATACAGACTAAAAATAGTCCGCTGACGCTACCAAGACGCCGTAGCGTTCGACGGACAATGGAGTGCTTCGCACTCCCCCAATTGGACTAAAAGAATGAATGGTATATCGTAGTATGGAGAAATGGCTCACAGACAAGGGCCCGGGGACACACGTCCTCATGGATGGTGGAATCCTTCAAGTTCCGTTTGAACAACTTGACGAATTTTACGTCGAGTGCGTACACGCAGTACGCCTCGGCAAAAAACTGTACGTGGTGGAGCAAAAGACGGACGTGTTCAAGTTTTTCGTCGATCTCGATTACAAAGGCCCAGAGGCACTTCCAGATGACGTCATACTCAATCTTGTCGAGGTGATGCACTCCGTGGTCCAAAAGGGTCGGTGTCTCATCGCACGTGCTGAACCTCGTGACGTGGACAATCAAGTGAAGTCGGGTGTTCACATTCATTGGCCGGACGTTTTCGTAACAAAGTCTGAAGCGCTCGCTCTGCGAACTCGGATCCTCCTCGAACTTCCCGATGACCCAGAATGGAGTCAGCGTATCGACGCGAGCGTCTACGGCGGCTCGGGACTCCGAATGCTCTGGTCACACAAGCGGGACCGTGGGTCTGTTGATTCCGGACCGTATACACCATGGCGTGACCTCGACGGGAACGTTTTTGACCCAGTCCCTTCAACAGAGACGCTCAAGCTCTTTGCCGTCCGGACAAATGAGGTTTCAAAAGAGTCAGTGAACGTCGAAATCACATGTGCACCCCTGGAACGTTTCATACGCAAGTACCTCAAGGGCCAGGAACTCGCAAACGTTCGGCGTGTCATCAGAAAGGGGAAGGATAAAATCATCGTCCAGACGGATTCCAAGTACTGCGAGCGAATCCAGGGTGTGCACAAGTCAAACCACGTCTGGTTTGGTATTACACGTGGACGTATATGTCAGTTGTGTCACGACGACGACTGTAAGGAGCAAAAGTTTGTCGGACGGGAACATATTCTTTCTCCGAGTATAGTAGAGGAATTACAC